TAGAGGGTGAAGAGTTATGGCGTTACCTTTTCCGAGAGGATTATAAGTTTGATCATGAATTCCTAAAGGATAAGGAATTCCTCGGAGAGTGGAATGGTGGTCGGATTCCGATCACGGTAGAGGGTTACTATTATGGCTTAGATGGAGTTCTAGGCCAACAACTTCTCTACGTGGCATGGAAAATATCCATGTCAGAACAATCCAGGGGTATTCCTCCCCGGATTCGCTGCTCCACCGTTGCCGAGTTAGGCAACAAGGCACGGATTGTTACCGTGAGTGAGTGGTGGTTAAACACTCTCCAATCTCCAGTCAGCCACTGGCTGAAGGAGCTTATTCGATTCCACCCATCCTGCTTCTCTACATTCTGTAGACAAGATCAGGCTTGGAGTTTCCAAGATTGGGTGAATAGTCGGCCACCCTTAATGGGTGGTCAACGCAGGTATGCCTGCCTATCCTCTGATTTGAAAAACGCCACAAATGCCATTCCAACCGAACTTATGAAGTTCATTTGGGAGACTTTTATTAACACCTTCTTCTACAAAGAGATCTCCGAGGGGAAAGCCCTCGAAGTCCGGGAACAGAAATATCTGTCCCACGTCTTGGACCTGATTGGTCCAAGGGAGGTAGAGTTCCCCAATGGGAGCGTAGTTCTTGCAACAAGGGGAATCCCCATGGGGGAGGCCCTGGCAAAGCCCTCGCTTACGCTTTGGACTTTGGTTGCTGAGAAGCTAGGTTACCTCTGGTGGAGAAGGAGGACTTCCGAGGACCTTATCGGTCCCGATGGGCCAAAATGGCCCAGGGCATACATCGATGACCGTGCAGGTTGGGAAAGATCCCATCCTATTGGCTGTGTGGACCAGGAGGTCCGCACAGTGGAGTCTATCCAGGCATACATAAACCCTGCCAAGATCTGGCATGGGTCACACCATGGTGGTGATGACCACGCGGCCTTTGGGCCGATGGACTACCTGGATTTGATCACTGTTGGCTTCCAATCAATGGGAGCCATGCTTTCACCAGCCAAACATGGCTATAGTTACTGGTTTGTCCAGTACTGTGAAAGGATGATCAATGTTACATCCACTAATCGGGTCAGGGTAATTGATACCCTTAAGATCCGACTACTGGAGACCGGCCAAAGTACCGGTCTGGCACGGGATGAAAAGAATGTAGCCATTGGGAAGTCGGCGCAACTGCGCCGATACCTTCAATGGGCAGAGCCTAGAGATGGCTGGTCCTATACAAAGAAGGCTATTCTTCAAAGGTTATTTATCTCCCGAATGGGAGCATTCATGCCGAAATTCGGCACAGAGGAATACTATGCAGTATTCCTACCACCAGAACTAGGTGGCTATGGACTGGGACTCACTGAACAACAAGAGTGGGCACTTGCCCACTGTCCAACCCAAACTAGGGTTGTGAACATGCTCCTCGAGGAGACCGACTTTGAGAAGTCGTATCCTATCATCCGCCGCCTCCGGAAGGTGGTATCAAATACCGCCACCCGGGGGGTGAAGGCAGTGAAGAAACTCGAGGAGGAGATCGTTGAATCGATCAGCCTCTACCCGGATATGTTTAATGCCAAAACTTGGCAGTACTACCGGGAGGATGAGGAATTCTTTGAGGAGGGGAAACCCCCTCCCCCTCGGGTACTCATCGCAAAACTGGAACAGAAGGGAATTCTGTCCCAAGTTGAATATGCGAAGAGAGCTACCCGGGGTAACCTGTTCAGGATCCTTCTAATGGATCCAACCGAGACATCCCAGTTCAATACTAAACCTTATAGTCAGTCCCTCAAGAAGGGACTGGCCGATGTGGAGCCAAAACTCGATGGCTACACCAGTGAACCAACCTGGCCAGCAGGCCAGTTAAAATTAGAAAGGCTTTTAGGACTAATACAACCCAACTTCTTTATTGATTCCACGGAAATCATAACATTTAATATGAGCCGTAGAGTCAAAACTCCCGAAGAGTGGGGAGGGGGTTATATGCCCGCAGATTGGGCAGACCTCATAGAAGTTGACGGGCCGAGACTCTTACCCGCAAGGGAGAGCGGACGGCCTGATTTGGTTGTTTCACTTGAATTTGCCGGTTTGAGCAATGTGTGTCCCTCATCCTAAGATTTGGGACCGCCCCTTACCAGCTGTAGTACATGCCGCAAATGCGGCCATGGCCACTTCATG